CCCTTTCCCAGGATGCCCGTGACGGCACTCGTCAATTGTGCGACCGCCAGCTCGATCCGCTCGAGTCCGCTCGGGTCGAAGCGCTCCGCCTCTTCCATCTCGACCAACTCCGGGGCGGACACGCTCGCCATCAGCTCCCGTACCGTCCGGCCTAGCTGGGCTGCTTTGCGGTGCAGCCACCGCCGGCGGGGGGAGCCTTCGAGTTTTTTCGGATGTCCTCCTGGCTCTCGCGATCCATCGCGTTGAGGCAGATCGCGGCGTCGTAGACGCGGTCGAGCGCGGCCGCCGAGAGCTTCGCGAGCGACTCCACGTCGTCGCGCGAGAACAGCGCCTCGCCGCGCTCGTCGCAACAGGCCAGCGACACGAGCGCGGCCCGCACGGTGACGGGAGACTCCCGATCCTCGTGGTCCGCGAGGATCTTGCCGCGCCACACCTCGTAGCCGTCGCGCTCGTCGGCGCGGAGCGTGCGGATCAGCACCTCGCCGCCCCACTCCGGGACAGAGACCGTCCGCCGGGGGAGATCGGTTTTCGTTAGCACGTCGATACGGGAGAGAAAGGCCATTGGTCTTCCTTAATAGTTAGTTCCACCACGAATCGCACGAATAACACGAATAAGTAATTAAATTGTTTTCATTCGTTAGATTCGTGTTATTCGTGGTCGAATGATTTAGACGCCGGTGCCCGAGACGAAGGTGATCGGCCCGCTGATGGTGATCTCGACATCGAGGACGAGCCGCGCGTCTGCATTCGGCATAGGCTCTTTGGTCAGCCCCGAAATGGAGCCGTAGAAGCTGTCGCTGCTCTTGTTGGCATCGACGTTGGTGGCGCTGTCCGGGTAGAGGACGCGATAGTACGTCGGCACCCCGACCAGGGCGACGAGGGCCGTCTCGCGCGCCCTGGTCCAGAGCTGCTTGAAGGTCTGCACGCCAGGCTCGCCCAGGCCGAGACCGTATTCGCGGTTGCTCGTGAAGGGATCGAGCGGCGTCTTGTCGATCTTCGGGCGCTTCAGGCTGCCCGGCGGCCCGATTTCGACGAGGTCCGCGAACGTGTTGGGGTAGGTCGCCCCGTCGGTGCCGTAGACGAGGCGCGTGCCTTTTACAAGAGTGCAGTCGCTGGCGGCCATAGGATGATCCTCATTATTGGTGGGTGATGGCGAAAGAAAGATCGACGCGATACGGGGCCAGTTCCTGCGCGTGCAGCGGTGGCTCCTGGCCGTCGGAGGACTCGACCTCGAGGACGCACTTAATTAAGGCCGTGCTATCGCTCGAATGCGTCCAGGTCGCATCGAGGAGCGAGGTTCGCGCGGCGTCGGCGAGGTCGGAGGCGGCCTGGTCGGTCGTGGCGAAGCAGTAGAGCGCGAAGGTGTCCGTGCGCGTCGCCTGGCAGCCGTCGAGCGTTTGAAGCGGAGCGCCCCCGGACCGCTCGAAAACGATGATGGGGAGTGCGTCGTCCTGCGCAGCCTGCACGGGCCGGACGCCGGTGCAGCCGGTGGCGACGATTCCCGCGTCTCCGGTCAGGCGCTCGACGAGGGCGGCGCGGATATTCATGCGGTCCCCCTTCCGGCCGACGCGATGCCGTCGGCGAGGATCGTCGTCATGAGGCCGATCACCTGCTTGCCCGTGGACAGCTTGGCCGGGATGAGGGAGGGCTTCGCTCGCGCGCCGGGATTCAGTTTGCCGGTCTGGCCTTCGTCGGCCTTGCCGCGCCGGCCGAGCTTGCTCCCGCGCCGCGTCGAGTGCGGGCGCGTGCCGAACTCGACGAGGTGGGCGATCTTCGAGGGATCTTCCATGCGGCCCTTGACGACGGCCGTCATGCCGGTTCGCGCCCCGATCACGTCGGTCGCCGCGCCCTGGTAGACCTTGACCTTGTGGCCGATACTCCGGGCCAGCGTGCCGGACCGCTTCGCGACGGTGTCCTTGTATTTGCGCATCACGATCTTGCCGCCGGCCACGGCAGCCTTGCGGAGGAGCGACTTGCGCACCTTCTTTTCGACGGCACCGAGTGCATCGACGGCTTCTTTCAGCCCATTAAGAGCCATCAGGAATCCCTCCGCCGACAGGTGAGCAGGTGCCAAATTTTGAGGCCGTCGGGGTTGATGGCGCTCTCGATATCGCACACGGCCCCGGCGAAGAGGAGCCGCCCCTTCTCGGTCACATCGCTCCTGTAGCGAATCCAAATCGTAAGGGACGTCTCGCCCTGCGTCTCCATTTGCCCGACCTGCTCGGACCCCGAGGTCTCGGTGACGGCGGCGTAGAGCGTGTCCCCATTGACCCAGCCGAGCGTCTTCTCGCCCGACGGCATGACCGTAGTCGTGCGCGTCTGGAGCGTGACCTCGTTGCGGAGTTCGCCGATAGTGGGGAGTTTGGGCACGGCTCATCCCACCTTTTGACCGAAAAACAAATGCCCCAAGAGCATCCCGAGAAACAAACAGGCAATGCCGGAGATCAGGGCCGCGAGCGCGGGCTGCGCCGTCGCCGCCTCGAGCGTGCGCCGGCTGATGGTCGGCACGCCATGCTCGACCCAGTACACATCGACGAGGATGGCGGAGGCGCAGGCCGCCGCCACGAGGAACCCGAAGATCGCGCAGAACCAGGCCAGGGGCGTCATCATCAGCGAACCTCCCCACACCAGAACGATCCGACGAGCCAACCGAACGCCAGGGGCACCTCGGCCTGTCCCGCCGTGGAGACCGCTTCCCGCGCCGCATACCAGTGGGCGACGAGCATGAGGATTGCCTGGACGAGCGACTTCGGCACACTCGCTGCCACGCCGTAGCCGGCCACATAGTCGATCCGCACCGCGCCCGACTGGTAGCGAGCGATGGGCCAGATCTGTCCCCAGGCCGGCATCACCCGGCCGGGGTGCATGTTCGCATCGACCTGGTAGAGCGACGGGTCGAGCGTTTGCAGCACGCCCGCCGTGTCGAGGTACGTGATGCTCGTCACCGATTGCAGCGGCGCGCGGGGTAGCGCGACGGCCAGCCGGTCGAGGCTCCACGGCTGATACGAGTACGCCCGCGCGTGCAGGAGGTCCGGCGGGAGACAGTCGAGTGTCATCTTCCAGGAGGCGGTGACGAGCTGGCGGCCCGTCTCCAGCTCCACCCGCTCGCGAGCCGCCGAAATCAGCGCCGTAATGTAGGCGTCGTCGAGCGTCGTCTGCACGCGACAGTGCGCCTTGGCCGTCGTCAGGGACACCGGCTCGGACGCCGGGGCGACTGTTTGGACGAGGCCGAAACGCATATTCATCCTCCCAAACACTTCACCACGAATAACACGAATCTAACGAATGAGAACAATCGAATTAATTATTCGTTAGATTCGTGTTATTCGTGGTGGAACTTAGTAAGCCGACTTCACGGCCGAGACGGTGGTCCCGGTCGCCGTGACCGGCTCGGTGCCGGCCTTGTACTGCTCGGCGATAACGCCGTCGACGACGGCGTTCGCGACGGAGCGATTGACGACGGGCCGGACGTAGCGCGCCGTGATGAGGCTCTTGGCGACATCGAGGATCAGCAGCTTGTTGCCGTCGCCGTCGGCAGCGGCAGCCGTGACCGCGCCGGCGATATCGACCGCGTCGGAGCCGTCGGAGAGAGCGCCTTGCTGGGCTTTCAGGCTCGTCACCTGCGTCCCCGTCAGCGTGCCGAGCAGCGCGACGAAGCGAATGCCGACGAAGCCGGTCATGTCGAGGGCCGTACCGTTGACGGCGGTAGCGCCGGCGGCGGTCGCGCTGATGGGGCGCGTGACTTTCACGCCGTCGTTCAAAAGGGTATTGGGCACGGGGGATCTCCGTGGGGAGTGTTCGGGGAGGAGAAGGCCAGGGCGCGGAGCGCTCCGCGCCCTGGCTCCGAGGGGAGGACCGGAGGTTACTTGACGGTGAGCTTCTTGACCGGGGGCGTGCCGGCCTGGAGCAGGTTGCCGTCCTCGCGAATGAAGCCGATGAAGGCGTCCATGTCGTTGTCGCGGTAGCGCTCGACCAGGTGGTACATGCGCAGCTCGCCCACGGAACGGATCTTGTATTTGTCCAGCCGGCCGTAGATCGCGGCGACGTTGCCGGTGGCGATAGTCGAGTCCATGTCCTGGTTCGTGGTGTACTCGTAGCCGCCGATCAGGTCGCCCGGACCATCCGCCATGGACGCCTGGTAGAGGGGCTGCCAGAGCGGGCGGCCCGTCGTGTCCACCATGAGGCGCAGCGTCTTGGTGGTATCGTCGTGCCACATGAACCGGCTGCCCTCGCGATAGGCCGGATCGACGGAGTGGATCAGGCCGATGAAATCGGCCCAGGCGATGACACCGATACCGGCGCTCGTGACGCCAGCGGCCGCCGCGTTGACGGCGCCCCTCGGAGTCGCGGCACCCGTGCCGGTGGTGAACTTCTTGTTGGTGATGCGCCCCAGGCGCGTCCCCACGGCCTCGCCGAGCATGTCGCCGAGGTTGAACGCCGAGTCCTGGATGAGCTCGTAGGGGATCAGGACGGGCAGGCTCGAGAACTTGTAGGCGTCGAGATAGACGAGACCGAACGACGGGTCCACGCTCCCGCCGATGATCGCACCTTCGCCGAGCTGGACGCCGACGTTGCCCGTGTCGTCCATCGTCGGCATCGGGATGCGCTCGCCGGAGGACGTGCGGATCGTGTCGGCGACCTGGCGCATACCGCCGAAGGCGAGCATGTTGATTTCGAGCGTGCGCACGAGGTCGCCCGGCGGGATCAGGAAGCCGCCGCCCACCCCGGCGAGGGTGGACAGGTTGCGCGTCTCGACCTCGGGGGCGATGTCGCGGAATCGGCGCGGATCGCGGGCGTGGGTGCGATGCAGTGCCTTGTGGGACCGACTGTCGAGCAGCGGCATCACCAGCTCGCGCGTCGCCGGATTCAGGCCCGTTTCGCGGCACGCGGCGCGCTGCTTCTCGCTCAATTCCTTGCCCACCTGGGTGGTGAACCACGCCTGGAGAGCGAGCGAGCGGACCTCCTCGGACGGCGCGGCGCGGACCTCCTCGGACGGCGCGGCGCGGCCCTCCGCGATCTGGCCGGAGCCGACCGACTTGTCCCCCGCGCCGGGGAGCTGGGATTTGTCGTGGGCCGTCTTGGCGATGTCGTAGCGCGTCTTGAGGCCGTCGTAATCCTTGTTGAGCGCGTCCCACTCCGCCTGCTCTTCGGCTTTGAGGCCGCGCTTCTCGGTGTGCAGCCTCTCGGAAATCCCCGTCATCCGCTTCGAGAGCGGACCCATCTCCTCGATCAGACCTTTCATCGTCGCGTCCATTTCGCAAGCCCTCGTAGGGCCGGGCCGCGCGGCGCGGCCCTACGAAAAGAGCCGGCGGAAGCGGACCGGCAATGTGGATACATCACCGGCAAGCGTTCCGTCGACTCGCGACGAAAGGGGGCTTGCGCCCCCTTTCGTCTTCGGGGGCGGCCGACTAGCGGCCGCCCCCATCGCGCAGAGGGCATACGAACACGTTAATGGGGGAAGCCGGAGTTGCACCGGCCGTCCGGGGTTATGAGCCCTGGGAGAGCCTACGCCCTTCCCCTGAGCTAATAGCCTACCCGTTGCAGGTCCAAATGGTGTGCCAAAAGACAAGCGGGGCGCTCCCCATTGCGGCGAGCGCCCCGCAGAATCCGCGCGGCGCTCAGAGTCCCGCCCGCGCCGCCTCCAGGGCCAGTTCCACGGCGACCGCGCGGGCGCGGTGCGCCGTGAAGTCGAGCGCCTGGGTGGCGTCACAGGACGCCACCCAGGCGTCGAACTCGGCGCGCGACGCGCCCGAGTCGCCCGAGCGGACACCGGCCGACGCGCCGCCGTAGGCGGGATAGGTGACCGGCCCCACGTCCCAGAGCTGCACGTCGCTGAGCGTGCGCTGATACTTGCCGGCGGAGCGCTTCGAGTAGGCTTGGGATCGGACCTCGAACGCGAAGGACGAGCCGGTCATGTCGCCGCGCTTGACCGACTCGACCATATCGCGGCCCGCCTGGGTGTCGGGCGGGTCGATCTCGTAGCGCAGGCCCGTGGCGTCCACGGA